TTGTACGGTCTGATCGAGGGTGAGCCTGGTGCCGAGGTTTATTCGGCGGCGGGTGACAGACAGCAGGCGCGGGTTGTGTTCAATGAGGCGAAGTGGCAGATCACTCAATCGCCTGCGTTGTCGGGTGTGTGCAAGGTGTATCGCGATGTTGTTGAGGTTCCTTCGACTGGTGCGATCTACCGTGTGCTGTCGAGCGATGCGAAGTTGCAACAGGGCCTTAACCCAAGCACCGTCATATTTGACGAGGCTCATATTCAGCCCAATGAAGAATTGTGGAATGCACTTACATTGGGATCTGGTGCGCGTAAAGACCCGAACATTATCGCGATCACAACTGCTGGATATGACTTGGATTCTTTGTGTGGTCGTCTTTACAACTACGGCAAACGCGTTGTGTCTGGTGATCAGGTTGATGAGCGGTTTGGATTCTGGTGGTGGGAAGCACCAGCCGATTGTGAAGTGACGGATCGTGATGCTTGGGCTGCCGCGAATCCGAACTTGGCTGAAGGACTTCTTGACATGGAAGACATGGAGATCTCAATGATGCAGACAGCCGAGGTTGCGTTTCGCCGGTATCGCCTGAATCAGTGGGTTCGCACAGATGGCGAAAGTTGGCTGCCGAAGGGCGGGTGGGAGTTGTGTCGTAGTGACGACGAACTTGATCCGAACATTCCTGTGTTCGTCGGCATTGACATGGCATTGAAGCATGACTCGATCGCTGTTGTGGTTGCGCAACCGCAGGAGTCTGGTCGGATTGTTGTTCGTGCAAAGATTTGGCATCCTGATGGTGGTGTGATGGATGTGGCCGCAGTTGAGCAACACATCCGTGAACTTGGTCGCGAGTTCACTGTGCAAGAGTTCGCTTATGACCCAGCGTTCTTTCAACGGTCAGCAGAAGCGATGTCCGATGAAGGGTTCACGATGGTTGAGTTCTCGCAGTCGACTGCGCGTATGGTGCCTGCTTGCGGAACTCTGTATGAGATGATTGTGAATCAGAAGATTGCGCATGATGGTAATCCTGTGTTCGCTGATCAGGTGTTGTCGGCTGCGCAACGGTCTACCGATATGGGTTGGCGTTTGTCGAAAGGTAAGTCGAAACGGAAGATTGATGCTGCGATAGCATTGGCTATGGCTGTTGATCGTGCGACGAGAAGAGCCGAAAGTGTTCAGCAACCAGGGTTCTTCAATGTTTAGGAGCGGACAAATGATGATTCTAATTCTTGAGATGATTGCGGTGTTGATGATTGCGGTCGGCATATTTTACATTGCACTTCCGCTTGGGCTAATATTCTTGGGCGCATCTCTGCTTGCCTTCACCTTGGCTTGGGAGCGGTCAAAGAAAGCGGATAGAAACTGATGTTGTCAAGACTGTTCAACCCAAGAGGCGAAGAACGAGCCGTCTCTTATCAGTCGCTCTTCGCTGCGGGTGACGCATTCCAGTTCACAACTAATGCTGGCACAGTTGTCACTCAAGAAGATTCACTCAAGATCGGAACCGTGTATGCGTGTGTCCGACTAATCGCGGACTCTATCTCAACTCTGCCAGTCGATGTGTTCATCCGTGTCGATGGTGATCGCCGACCGTTCCGACCACGACCAGATTGGCTTGACATGCCTGAAGTCGGTGTGTCACGCACCGATCACTTCCAGCAGGTGCTTGTTTCGATGCTGTTGAATGGTAACTCGTTCACTCGTATCCTTCGCGACAACCAAGGTGTTGTCGGTTTGTCGGTTTTGAATCCGTTGAAAGTTGAAGTGAAACGCGACGAGTCACGCCGAATCATCTATGTCTTTGACAACCGTGATGTGATCGAGCATGAAGACATGATTCATTTGTCCGAGTTGCGTTTGCCTGGCGATCTTCGTGGCCGTTCACGCATCGAACTTGTCAAAGAGAATCTTGGATTGTCGAAAGCACTTGAGGAGTTCGCTGCAAGGTTCTTCGGTCAAGGTTCGCACACTTCTGGCATCATCGAGTTCCCAGGTAACTTGACCCGCGAACAAGCGAAGTCTTTGGTTGACGGATTCGAAGAAGGTCACAAAGGTTTGCGTCGCGCACACCGTCCAGGGATTCTGTTCGGTGGTGCGAAGTACACGACAACTTCGGTCGCACCAGACGATTCACAATTCTTGCAATCACGACAGTTCGCAGTTGAAGAGATTCTTCGTGCGTTCCGTGTACCGCCATCGATGGCTGGTGTGATTCAGTCAGGTGCGCAAGCGTACGCATCAGTTGAAATGAACGGCATCCACTTCGTGATGCACACACTCAGACCGTATGTCACCAAGATTGAGGACGGATATTCAAGACTCATTGATGGCCGTGGCGCATTCCTAAAGTTCAATCTTGATGGTTTGATGCGCGGCGACTTCGGCTCACGAGTCGCAGGATATTCATCAGGTCTACAAGCGGGCTGGTTGTCAATCAACGATGTGCGACGCTTCGAAGATCTACGACCGGCTGAAGGCGGTGACACTTACCGTGTGCCACTAGCGAATGTTGACTTGGGTGCGGCTGGACTCACAGAACTTGACCGCAAAACAATGATGGCTCAACGCCTCATTAACGCAGGCTTTGAACCTGCCGCAGTATTGAAAGCACTTGATGTTGATCCGATCGCACACACAGGTGTCGCACCTGTGCTGTTGCAACAGGTCGCCGAACCTACTCCGTCTTACGATGTCAATCAGCGTGATGTGAATGTGACGATGCCAGAGATACTTGTCAATGTTCCGCCGGCGAATGTGAATGTTGCTGCACCTGTGATCAATGTGCCTGAGACTGTGGTGCGTGTGAATGTGCCTGAGAATCGTCCGACTGTTCGCACGGTTGAGCGTGACTCTGATGGCCGGATCTTGACAATCACCGAAAGGGTTGAAGAGTAATGGCAACAGGACTATCGGCTTATCTTTGCAATTCGTTCCTTGACGCGCTCGGTAACAACACTTCTTACGCTGTCACTCAGGTTTACATCAAACTTCATGTTTCGGATCCTGGAGCAAATGGCACAAGCGGAGCGGCAACAGAGACGACACGCAAAGTTGTTTCGTTCGGTGCTGCGTCCGCTGGTGCGATCACATCTGATGCCGATATCAGTTGGACGAACATCGCAGGTTCGCAAGACGCAACACACTTCACCGCTTGGGACAACATCTCGGCAGGTAACTTCTTGTTCTCTGGCACGATCACAGGCAACGCATACACAGCTGGTGACACCTACACGATCTCATCTGGAAACCTGTCTGCATCACTAACAGTCGCAAGTTAGTTGCCCGCGATGGCGGTGAAAAGATTCCTGCTCGACACGAGCGAACTGAACGACGCCACATTCGGGTTGGATGGATTCAGTCCACCGTTCATTCTTGACACATCTGTTCTTGATGGCAACGGTCTTCTTGACGGTGCAGAGTTCTTAACAACTGCAACCGGCACAGCGACACTCGGCGCAATGTCGGCGACATCGACATCGACCGTCGCACACTTCGCAACCGCATCAGCCGACCTCGGTGAACTCATTGCTGAAGTTGCAGAAGTAATCGTCACAACCGAAGCGACAGCCGAATCACAACTCGGCGGACTTGCCAGTTCGGCGACTGCAATTGTCGTGCTACCTGCAACCGCATCAGCAAACCTTGGCGGTCTTGCTGCTTCGGCGATCACAGCGGTTGAACAGAACGCGGTCGCATCAGCAGACCTTGACGGACTCGTCGCCACAGCCAACTCTCTACCGACACCACCAGAACCAACACCAGAACCGACACCGACTGGCGGTCGACAATACGCCGCACCACGACGCAAGAAAATTGAACCAGTTCCCGAACCTGTAGTCGAGATACCACTCATCCAACCGAAACGACGCTACGCGGTTGTCTCAACATCGTTGAATGGAATGCAAGCACAAGCGACAAGCACAATCACATTCAGCATCTTGGACGACGATGCTGAGGTATTGTTGTTGGTCTGAGGTAACAATCATGCCAATCACAAATGGATCTATCGCAGTCGGAACGGCTGCCACACTTGTCAGTCACGCTGGAGTAAATCCAGGCACTTTGCATATCAGCAATCTTGACAACACCGACACAATCTTTGTTGGCGGTGTGACGGTCGTGGTGAACGCTGGTCATGCGTTACCGAAAAGCGCATCCGAAGACTTTGATATCTATCCAGGGCAAAGCATCTACGCAGTAGCAACCAAAGCCGGTCACTCAGTCGCCTTCACACTCATCACGCCGTAATGCCTTACTTCATTACCGACAAGTCATCAGATTGTTCTGGTTGGGCAACCATCAAAGAAGACGGCGAAGTAATCGGATGTCACTCGACGAAACAAGATGCGATTGATCAGATGGTCGCGGTGTCTGTTGCCGAGGACATGGAACCTGGTGGTGAACGCGCACCTGCACCACCGAAGGATCAGATCACAGGCAGCGACAAGAACCCTGCTGGTTCGGCTGCAGGTAAACAAGGTGGGATTGAAATCAATGAAACAACTGAGACGGCGTTGCGAAACAAAGTCACGGATCACAACGAGAAGATGACTGAAGGTGATCGGCCTGTGTGGACTCGTGTCACGCTCGGTGTATTGAAGTCTGTGTATCGTCGCGGTTCTGGTGCGTACTCGACATCGCATCGTCCTGGTGTTAGTCGAGCGGCTTGGTCGATGGCGCGTGTGAATGCGTTCTTGTATTTGAGTCGTACTGGTCGTCCGCAGAATCCGAAGTACATCACCGACAATGATCTGTTGCATGTTGATCATCCGAAACATTCGGCGGCTGACCGTGCGTTGCCAGACAACTATCGTCCAGCACTCTCACCTGATGTTCCTGAAGGTCGTGCTTGCGGGAACTGTGCGTTCTACGACGAAGACAATGTGCAAGGCGAAGGTGACAATCTGAAAGCGTATTGCACGAAGTGGGATGATTATGTTGACGGCGGATTCTATTGCAACGCATGGCAACCACATGAAGAAGAAATGGAAGAAGAAGAAGAAGAATCAGTTCGGCAGGTATCTCTTGAGATACCTGTCTACATTCGCACCGCAGCAAGAAAAGGATTGGACTACTACGGTCAAGGTCTCGCGGGTGAAGGGCTGGTCGATCGAACCGTTCGTGAAGCACGAGACATGGCGCGAGGCGACATCACCGAAGACAAAGTCATCCGCTCGAACGCGTGGGCGCAACGACACGCAGTGGATCTAGACGCACCAAAGAACTCGGATTCGACGAACGACGAGTTCCCTGGTGCGGGTGCGGTCGCACATTATCTGTGGGGAATCAACCCGCTCAACCCGCAACCGGCACGAGACTGGTTCGAACGCAAAGCAAACCAGATCAAAGACGAACGAGGATTGTTCTCGTTCCATCGCGCCAAGACTGAATACTTTGCTAACATTCCAGGCATGGAAGACAACAAGGTTGAGACACGCCGCATTCATGTCAACGAGTTTGAACTTCGCGCAGGTCCAACAGGTGACGGAATGTCATTCTCAGGTTATGCAGCAGTCTTCAATTCTGATTCTGAACCGTTGCCGTTCATCGAGCGAATCGCACCAGGTGCATTCCGCAAATCGTTGAAAGGTCGCAACACAATCAAGATGTACATGAACCATGACTCGTCGATGCTTCTCGCTTCGACACGGTCAAAGACTTTGCGACTTGAAGAAGATTCACGAGGATTGTTGGTGAACGCCGATCTGCCAGACACAACTGTCGGCCGTGACCTGAGCGTTCTGATGCAACGCGGCGATGTTGACTCGATGTCGTTCGGCTTCTCGGTTCCTTCAGGCGGCGACAAATGGTCAGATGATGGCATGACCCGCGAACTACGCCAAGTCCGTTTGCATGAAGTATCTGTAGTGACAGGCTTCCCTGCCTACAAAGCAACTTCGGCAACTGTTCGTTCTCTTGACATCCTTGCCGAACGCACAGGTGTTGACGCAGACAAGCTCGCTGAGGCGATCACGATGCTCGAATCTGGGAACACTTTGTCGGATGAGTCAGCCGAACTGCTGTCGAGTGCGGTCAGTAAACTTCGTGCCGAACCAGCCAAAGTCCCTTCGTCGGTGAACTTGTTGACAAAACATCTTGAACTGTTGAAAAAGTTCTAGATTCTCGTCTATAGTTCATTCTGTCGGTAAGCGTCCCGCTACGACTAGAGATTGGTCAGCGTCCCGCGCCATCGGAATACAACTTCCTGCGCACCACCAATCAACTACTACTCATGGAGAAATCATGAAACAATTTATTGAACAACAAATGGCACAACGCGCAACAGCGTGGGAAGCCGCAAAGAAGATTCTTGATGTTGCAACCGCCGA